CAACACGACTGGAAACGTGGCAAACGCCACACCAAGGGGCTTTTGAGGCATGACAGGCGCAAGGTGAGCAGAACGAAGCGGCGCTTGCTCGAACGAAACACGAAAGTATGCCTGTGACCCCAAACCCCAGCACAGCAGGACAAGTATCCCCACACTACGCGAGGAAGCCCCCTCAGACGCTCACAGAGGCATCTTGAGGGGCCGAAGGTAAAGGGAGAGGGGCGAGCTATCAAAAACGTCACCAGCGCGAAGCCAGACCCCCACAATGCGGTAAGGAATCTCTTTCCAGCCAGCCAGGCGAGGGGGTCAGGAGTCAGAGCCACAAACGTGTGCCGTCTGACTCAAACCCGGTGTCCCATAGATTTTCTGAGCGTGAGACACCCCATGTTCCATCCACCCGCAGGCCGCAACTAGGTCAAACCGGGCTTGTTGCGCTGGCCGTGACCGACCCCACCCGTCGCGTGTCCTGGCCGCAAAAATGGTGACAGATGGCGGCTATCCGTCTCGCGGGGGCGGCTGGCAGGATTTGGGGATGAAATTAGACACCATCACCTACAAGGGCTTCCCTGTGGAGGCACTGAAAACGGCGTTCACTGCCGTCCACGACCCGAAAGACTGGAAGGCTCCAATCCTGTGCAACGTCCTTGGCGAGCATGTCGCCTTGGTCTGCGCGGCAATCGAGTATTACACGGCCACTGAACCCACGGTTGAACTTGTCATGCAGGCGAACCGAATCAGCTACACCATACGGGCAATCGGCTACCGGCAGGGGCCAGCAGGGGACCACTGACATGAACCGATTCACACCACACACCAAACGCGGCTACTCGCTGTTCGAGGTCGCCAGTTGTCTCCAAAAGGCGATACGGCGCGGGGACACCGCCCTTGCCGGTTACATGGCTATTGAGTTGTTCGAGTCTGGCTACCACCGCTACTGCTGGAAGCGCCTGCTGACCATTTCTGCCGAGGATTGCGCTGGTGTTATCACGACCGAAATCAAGGCACTGTTCGATTCCTTCACCGTGCTGAATGAGGGCGCGAAGAAGGTGCGGAGCCGCATCTTCCTGTCGAAAGCCGTCATCGTCCTATGCGCTGCGATGAAGTCCCGCGATGCGGACCACCTGACCAACTTCGTTTATGACCGGCGCATGATTGACGCCAAGAGGCTGACCCGAGCCATCGCCGAATCGCGCAACAGTCCAGAGCCAATCGAACTGCCTGAATACACGTTCGACGTTCACACCCGCAAAGGCCGCGCCAAGGGCAGGACCAAGGAGCAATTCTTCAAGGATGAATTGGCCGCGTTGTCCCCGAGGCAGATTGGTCTGTTTGATGACCTTGTAACCCCGCCCGCCGATAAGGAGCCATGAACCTCGACCAATACTTGACGCTGGGGGTTGATTGGGAGTTCGGCATGTGCCTCACCGGCTGGTGTGCTAGCGAGAAGCATGACGGTTGCCGCGCCCTTTGGGATGGGCAGAATCTTTGGTCAAGGGGCGGCAGAATCATTCCCATCCCCGGCAGCATCCGCGCCGCGCTGCCCGATGGAGTCCGGCTTGACGGTGAAGTCCACGGAGGCCGTGGGGGCTTCAAAGCAGCCGTTGCCGCCGTGCTTCATGGCCACTGGACCCCGGCAATCAGGTTCACTGTCTTTGACTGTCCCGACCACCCCGGCAGTTGGCCGCAAAGGTTGGCCGAGGCCGCGAGGCTCTACGCCGACTGCGTGAGCTTCACCGTCTGCGAAGATTTGCAGCACGCGAACGCCATGCTGCTCGAAGTCCAAGGGGGACAGGGCGAGGGGCTGGTATTCCGACACCCGACCGCACTCGGATATGTGCGCGGACGCTCCCGACACTTCGTCAAGGTGAAGGGCGTCATCTACGAGATTTGACTCGAAACACTGCAACCGAAACTGTAAACACCAAACTGAAAACGATATGAAACTGACAAAACCTGAAGACAGCGCGGCCAAGGCTATTCGCTTTGGTGTTGAGCTTGAAACCTACATTCCTACCGCAGCCGGGGTCGCCGTGGGCGACTACCACTGCGGTTATCCGGTAGTGTGCGGCCACACGCCCAGCGGAGAACGCCTCCCCGCGCCCCTTTTTAATGGGGTTGCTTGGAAAGCCGACTAACTAGGAGCAAGAATATATGGCTGGATACCATAACTTTTCGATGTCCAATAACGCGGTGGATGCCTACCATCGCGGGCTGCTGCCTGCGAGCAAGGCGGCGAGGGAGTTTGGATTTAAGAGCACGGCGGCGCTTCGGTCATGCGTTCGGTCTGGCGAATGGCACCACACTTCCAAGAAGTTTAACGCCACTGACTTTTTTGACGTGATGGAAGCCATTGAGGATGCAGAATGGCGCGACATTGCATCATGGAAGCCGCACCTAACTAGACGGGGGTGGTCTATTATTCGCGGGTACATACGCGAAAAGCTGCGCGAGCAGATGATCCCATGCGTTTTCTATCAGTCGCACAATAAATCGAGATACGCGAGGCTTGCTGAATTAAGCGAGAAATATCCTACCCCATACCACCGTCGAAATGGTATTGATGCCATTGAAAACTCGCTTGCCGGCAAACAATTAACCGACGCCGCCTATGTGGAGGCGAAGCGGGTAGTGGACGAGAGGCGCGAGCGTGACCGCCCGAAATTATGAGTTCAAGGCACCCTAAAAACGAGGCTGAAAACGAGCAGAAACGTGCTCAGGAAGCATCTTTGGAGGCCGTAGCCACGCCATTGTCCCGCAAACAGGCCGAACGACTACTCAAAGCCGACGCGGCGTCCCTCGCAGAACAGGTGAAGAAAAAGCGGCCACTGTCTGCCGGCCAACGCAACTACCTGCAATCTATCATTGATGGCGGCAAGGCCTCCACCGTTGAGTATGTGGGAAATGTTGTTGAGTTGGCTGCCGCGCTCGGGGTTAGCCGCCGAACTGTTTCCAGATGGAAGAAAATTGACGGGTGCCCTGTCACGCGGCCCGACGGTCGCTACCACGTCCAATCGTGGCGAGAGTTCAGACGCGCACGCGGACTCGATGAGGATAGTGAGGTTGAGGAAATAGACGTTGGCCGCGAAAAGGCGCGGAACGTCCTGCTGCAAAACGAGCGCCTGATTGTCCAGATAGCTGTCCAAAAACGGAATTGGATGCCGACGCAGGAAGTCGAGCGCATCGGCGGGGAGCTTGGGGCGGCGATACGAAAAGTTGTCTCCACGCTGCACCAATCAGCGCCGAACCTTGTCGGTGTGTCTGTTGCCGAAGCCGAACAACGGCTGAAGGAAATTGAGGATGAAGTGCTGCAACAGCTACACCTGCTGAATGAGTCAATCGAGGAGTGGAAAAACTCCGCCTATGAACCCGTTGTTTAAAGGGTTCAAGGCGGCAGTCCGCCCAACCGACCGGCGCAAAGTTTGGGAATGGTGTCAGGATTACGTGTATGTGGACAATACCTCGCCTATGCCTGGTCGCTGGCGCTCAGACAACTCGCCGTGGGTTCGGGAAGTGATGGAAGTGTTCTCTGACAATCGCGTGAATGACATTTCGGTGATGTGCTCCGCTCAATCTAGCAAGACGCAGACCGTGATGAACTGCGCGTGCTGGGCAATCAGCGAAGACCCCGGCCCCGCGATGTGGGTAATGGCGGCGAAGGACGAAGCGAAGGCGTTCGTGCGTGATAGAGTAAAGCCGACTTTTGAAAACTGCCAGCCGGTGTTTGGACAGATGATAAACTCTGAGGCGTACGAGTTCACGTTCAGATCGATGCCCTTCTATTTCACCGGGGCCGGGTCGCCATCGAAATTGCAGTCGAAGCCTATCCGCTGGCTGTTCCTTGACGAAGTGAGGAACTATCCGCCCGGCGCTCTCGACACCGTGTTGAAGCGCACACGGGCCTTTTGGAACACACGCCGATTGCTTGTGTCTACTCCAGACTTGGAGAACGACGCTGTTCACCGTGCGTTCTTAGCAGGTGACCAGCGCATTTATCACATCAAATGCCCGAAGTGCGGCCAGCTACAACCGATGAAGTTTGAACAGTTGAAAGCCGTTCAGCTTGAAACGGACGACTTGTGCAAGTTCGCCGAAGTGCCCGGCGCAAAAGATGAGCGCGGCGTGTGGAATTTCGACCTTCTAGCTAACCATATCCGATATGTGTGTGTGGCGTGCGGCCACCAGATGAGCGACACGCCACAGCAACGCAAGGCGCTGGCGAAGACCGGGCAATTCGTACGCATGAACCCGAAGGCACCACGTCACCGTGTCAGCTTTCACTGGAACGCGCTGCTTCCGCCGTGGGTCAAGTGGATAGACATAGTGGAGGAATTTATTCAGGCCCGCGCCGCGGCGCGGGCAGGCGATTTAAGCCCGTTGAAGACTTTCATAAACGAAACCCTCGGGGAGCCTTGGGCGGACAAGTTGGGAGAGATAGACGACTACGAGTTTATGGATGCGCGGAAGGGCGACTACGACTTTGGCGACCCTTGGCCCGAGGAAAAGGTGCGCTTCCTTGCTGCCGACAAGCAGGAGGCTAGCGGCGAGCATTACTGGTATGTATGCCGTGCTTTCGCCGAGGGCGGGAAGTCGAGGCTTGTCTCTTACGGGCGCGTGAATTCGACCGCCGAGCTTGAGGCGAAGCGGGTCGAGCTTGGTGTTCAGGTGCAGAACGCGCTGATCGACTCAGGCTTCAAGGCGAGGGAAGTGTATAGGTTCTGCCTGAGTCACGGATGGAAAGCGTTCAAGGGGGACGATGCTGAGTGGTTCATGCACTCGGTTAAAAAGTCAGGTGAGCCGACAAAACAGGTGAGGCGCATTTACACCCGCAGCCTCGTTGACCCGCATTATGGCACCGCGATGCAGGGCAGGAGCCGAATGATTCCGCTATACCGATGGTCGAACAACGCCGCAAAGGATGAACTGACAGAGCTGTTGATGGGCAAGGTGGGCGAGTGGACGATTCCGCGCCGGGTGGAATCATCGTATTTGAAGCAGGTTACAGCGGAGCGGCGCGAGGAGAAGATTGATGCGCGGGGGCGAGTTACCTACTTCTGGAAACAGGTGCGGCGCGACAATCACATGCGCGACTGTGAGTTGATGATTCACGTCGCATCGGTAATCACCCGCACCATGACAGTGACCAAGCTTCCCGCCTGACGGCCTATTCGGCTAATGTTCCGCACTATATGAGTGGCAAATACTCAGGATATGCGGGATGCCCTGCGGTGGGCGGCTGGGGAAGCGTTGAGGGTCGGCAAGCCGCTGCGTCAAATCATTGACGAACAGCGGGACGGCGCATTTGAGGGGCTGAACAACAGCCCAACGAAAGGAACGTGGCTCAATTCCACGTCTGAGGCTGGCGGCGGGGCCGGTTTCCAGTCTGGTAAGGATTTGTACCCCGAGGAACACCGACGCCTATGGGGAGCATTGACAGACCGCTACGAGGCCGCCCTCACGGCCCTTGAGCTAACGGAGAGCGGGGACAGCAGGAACGACGTGGCTATCTGCGCCGAAATGCTGGCCTCGTGCAAGCGCATACAAAGGTTCCGGCTCGATTTCACCAATCTTCGAGCCTGCGGCGCATGAACATCGTTTCCAAGTCCGCACTGGCCGCCCGACTCTGCGCCGTCCAAGCGATGAAGGCTGCAGCGTTTGCTATGCGGAAGCCGAACGAAGCGCGGAAAATCCTGAACCGATACGAAGGCGGTCGGCCCTGGCAAAGCGGAGACCGAAGCTACATTTGGTCGCCTCTGACCGACTCTCGATTCGACGCTGACCAAGCCACGCGCAGCGAGTTGGTGCGTAAAGCCCGCTATTTCGAGGCGAACTCTCCCCTGGTTCAACGAATCGCTGACTTGTGGGAGCAGTATATTGTTGGGGCTAACGGACTCATGCTGTCGCCTGACAGCTCTGACGAGGAGTGGAACAATGCCGCCGCTGACTGGTTTGAGGAGTGGGGGGCCAGCCCTGATGTCACGAGCCTGCAATCGTGGCCTACGCTGCAAGGACTGATTGCTAGGACGTGGCTGATAGACGGCGAGGTATTTGTGCTGTTGACGCGGGATGAGAAAAACCCGTCGAGGCCGATGCTGAGGCTGATTGAGGGGCACCGGGTATGCAGTCCAGAAATCAGCTCCCCGCGTGCGGCTGCAATGATTCCCGACGGGCATCAGGTAATTGACGGCGTTGAAGTGAACCGCTTTGGCAGGCCCGTGGCCTATTGGATTCGGAATGATAGCGGCGCTGAGAGGAAAACAACCGACGAGGTTCTGCACATATTCGAGCCGAGCCGGGCCGGCATGTATCGCGGCCTGACCCATTTCTACGCGGTGATGAACGCGCTGCACGACCTGAGCGACCTTGAACTCCTTGAGATGCAGAGCGCGAAGGATGCAGCCGAAACGACGAAGGTAATCAAAACGCCGACGGGCGACCTGCTTGACGACGCGGCGCAATGGGACAGGCAAACCGAGGCAGGCTCGGGCGAGCAGAATCCGCTCACGGAGTATTACCAGCGCGTGTTCGGGGCCACCACCAAGGTAATGAAGACCGGCGATGAGTACGAGCAGATTACAAGCAGTCGCCCTTCCGTAGCGCAGCAGTGGTATTGGAAATACCTGACAGAAAAGGTGTGCAGCGGGGTCGGGGTTCCGATTGTGCTCGTCTATCCCGACTCGATGCAGGGAACCGTGTATCGCGGCGTGCTGGACAGCGCGAACGCCTTTTTCCGGTCACGGTCTGCTGTGCTGGCCTCTGCATTCCGGCGCGTGTGGACATACGTGATTGGTACGGCTGCAAGGTCTGAAAGAAAATTGGCCAATCTGCCTCAAAACTGGACACGGCTCAACGTCCGCCCCCCGAGAGCAGTGAACGTAGACGTGGGCCGTAACTCGTCTGCGATGCTTGCCGAGCTTGCCGGCGCGACCCGAACGTATCAGGATATTTTCGGCGAGACTGGCGAGGACTGGAAACAAAAGCTCCGCCAGAAAGCGCAGGCTGTGGCCTACATCCATCAGATTGCCGACGAGTTCAAGGTTGAACCGAGCGAGATTTCCGACGTGATGAAAGAGCCTGCGCCTGCCCAGCAGGCTCCAGAAGCACCGCAAAAGAAAGGTGAGGTATGAGGAAAATAAATTCGTGGCTTTCAATCAGGAACGAGGCTGGCGACCAAGAGCGCCCTGCCGAGCTGATGATTTACGGCACAATCGGCAAAAGCTATTTCGCAGACGAAAAAGGCGTCGAGGCCACTGCCTTTCAAGAAGCCCTGAAGTCCATTCCTGCGAACCGCAAAATTGAATGCCACGTCCATTCGCCCGGCGGCAACGTGTGGGAGGCGTTCGCCATACACGGAATGATACGCAACAGGGGAAACGTCACAACCATCTGCGACGGCATCGCCGCCTCTGCTGCATCTGTCATCTTTCAGGCAGGCGTTACCCGAGTAATGCCGAAGCTATCAATGCAGATGGCGCACAATCCGAGTGCGCTCTGTGCCGGCGATGCGGATGACATGCGTGCGACGGCTGAAATGCTTGAGGCGCACGCTGACGTTCTTGCTCAGATGTATGCTGACCGCACCGGCCTGAGCGCAAAGGAATGCCGGGCTATCATGGATAAAGAGACGTGGATGAGCGGCGAGGAATGCCTCGAAAGAGGATTCTGCGACATCGTTACCGAGTCCAATCCGGTGAAGAACGCTTTTGACTTTTCGCAGTTCCGGCGTGTACCGGATGCGCTGCGAGTGAACCCAGAAACCAAGTGCGCTGCCAATGGCGGCGCGACGAAGAAGGAAGGTATGAGCAAAGAAAAAATCCTTGCTATGCTCAAAGAGCACGGGCAGGAAGTCGCAGCCGATGCCAGCGACGAGGTAATCCTCAACGCATTGCAATCGGTGGTAAAGAACCGGGCGTCCAGCACGCCCAACAGTGACCCCGGCGAAGTTGCTAAACTGACCCGCACAGTCGAGAACATCACGGCGCAACTCGAAAACGAGCGCAAGACCCGCATCACCGCTACCGTCAACGCGATGGTTGGCGAGTGCCGACTGACCGCGGCTGAAGCTCCGAAAGCGATTACCCGCGCTATCGCCGACGAGAGCTACTTGGACGAGCTTCGCGCTCGACCGCAGGCGCTTCCCGGCGCAGCCCCGCTGAATGCGAGCGTGTCCGTTGTCGCCGATGACGTGCAGAACGTGTTCAAGGCGATTCGCAGCCACATCGGCGAGGGCCCCGGCGCTGTCACCAATGCCGCCGAGCGCAGCATTTCCATCGGCACGATATTCCGAAAGGAGCGCGAGCGGATTCTTCCGGTGCTGAATGCCGCGACCAACACGGTTGACAGCGCCCTGAAGCGCGTGCTCATCCTGCAAGAAACGGTGCGTGCATTCGCTCGCCGAATGCTTCCAATCCGTGCCTTCGCCACTTCTTTCCAGAATGTG